GCTAGGGCATTGAGACAATTGGGCAATACCAATAACACATGAAAAGCTTTTCTGAATTTCTTCTAGAGTTTCCCATGATGGAACTGGGTTCCAGACATCGTGGCAACACATTCACCACTAGAATACCAGATGGTCCGGCTACCAAACTTGGTAATGTTGGTCCATATGAAGTTCATCACCATCACGAAATTGATCAGGTGTCTGTACAACATAAGGGAAAGCAAGTTGGTGTGATGGATATCGGTAGAGTGGGAAGAGGCAGAATAAGCATTAATATGCCAGAGATGCACAGAAAGCATAGTGGTAAGAATGCATTAGTAAGAAACCTTGTTCCAAAGATCTATTCTATGATTGCAGATAAAGTAGCGCCAATAGAGAGTGGAACAAGACAGACTAAGGGTGGTAAATCTATTTGGAATAGAGTGGCAAAAATGAGAACAGTCACGGTTGGAACACCAACTGGAGTAAGAGCCCCTACAAGCGTAAATGTACACACTCATCCAAGACATCCAAATCTTTCTATGAATGCAGGAAACTTTCAAGATTATTCTGATGAGCATGAAGCATTGCATGGTGGTGAATATGCTGGTTATGGAGATTTTAAAACGGCAAAAGAACATTTGGCTGTTTCTGGAATGCACCCAAAAAGATTGGCAGCGATCAAGAAAAAAGAACATCTTCCTCATCCAGACGAGTTCAAAAAGAAATCAATTAAACTGAGTGATATTAAGAAGTATAATCCTGCTACACACGATTCGTTTGTGTATGGTCATCCATTTCAAGAAGATGGAAACGAAGATATAGTTCTACGCTTAGATGGTAAGAAAAAGAAATGAAAAGCTTTAAGAAGTACATCTCTGAAGCACCATTCTTTGATGCCACTACCGATTTTGGTATTCATGCTAAGAGAGTGCATTTGATGGATCCGAATATGCCATTCAATCATGCCAAGGATGTCCGCGATGCTGTAAAAGCTCCGACTGCTGACTATCCAGCAACACCAAACAAAGGTCTTCATGTTAAGATTGGCGAATTAGGCCCATACAAAGTTTATCACTCCCCAGAACAAGACAAACACAGTTTCATTGTGAAGCACGAACAAGAACCAATTGGTCATGTTGATTTCATAGAACTGCCAAAACCAAAGAAACTGCCAGGTGCAAGCAAGACAGTTCTTTATCCACACGCTTCTCCTACATTTGCAAGAGAGCATACAGGAAAGCGGGCTAAGGTTCCAAATCTGGCTGCTAATGTGTACATGATGGCAGCAAAGCATCTCAAGAAATCCATTATGAGCGGAGATGCACATACACATGGTTCGCATAGTATGTGGAAGGATATAACCCGTCTTGGTGGATCTGCTGCTTTCAATGAAAACACGGATGAACATATTCCCGTTTACAAGCCAGAAGAACACGAATCTAAAGTGTATGGTATTGACTACAGAGAGCATGGATCGTGGAAGTTGATTCACCATCCAGAGAAATGATATATAATAAGATAGAATGTATTAAAAAGGATTCAATATGACAGACTCAAGATGGTTACAAGAACTTACTAATTCATACATCAACAATTCAGCAGGCGCACCTTCTAATATAAATGAAGAACTTATAAACGAACAAGCGCAATACATTTCTGAACTAGAGGATATTGTTATATCAATTGCTGAAGCATTAGAAGTGTCTGTAGAAGACTTGATGGAATATCAAGTATCAGATAAAAACAGAAACACCCCAAAGGGGGAAGCTCTCGCAAAGAGATATGCTGGCAGAGTAAAGGGATTGGTATCCCGTCGTAATGACAAATTAAACTCAGATGGCAAGGCGATTGGCAACGGGCCTGGCATGGCGCAAGGTGAGCAAGATGCACGCCTGGGAGATAGGCTTAATAAAGCAACGACAGCAGCAGGAGCTGAAACGCGTTTTAATAGTGATCCATCAAGTCATGGCTATATTCATTCAGGCAAAGAAGTCCGCACACCGCACGAACACTATCCCATCGGAAAAGATACCCCACTAAATATATCTAAAGTGCCAGAAGCTGACAGAGAAATGGCACACAAAGAATTAACTGCTATGGGAAATGCAGATCGTGCCAATAGACGAGATGTAGCAGCCAAAGCAGCAGCAGCAATTGAAAAGAAGCGAGCAGAACGAGCACATGCAGACAAATGGACTGTGTAAGTAAATAAATCAACATTAACACACAACCCCCCAGCAATGGGGGGTTTTTGATTGTATAAATAGTATAAAGGAACTATTATGAACAATTTCAACGACCCAATTATACAACAATTAGCCAAAGCATACTCGAATATGATTCGAGAGAGTCACACACACGAAGAACTAATCAAACTATCTGACGAGGAGTTAAATGGTTTGGTTGATGAATACACCAAAAAGATTGCCGAAACCGAAGGTGAAGAGAAAGCGCGTCACGAAAAGGAATTAGCCGACATCAATAGCATCATGGCTTCTCGCAAAGGTGGCGATAAAGAAGAGGTCATGGAATCCAATGTCATAACTCAGCTATCTAAAGCATACTTAGACATGTTGTCTCAATTGTCTGAAATGTATCATGGAACTCCATCCGAGTGCATGGAACAGTGCAAAGAGAACTATCCAGATATGTCCAAAGAAGATTGCAAGAAGAAATACTGTGCAGACGATATGTGCTCACAATCTGATTAAGGGATATAATACGACAATGAACAAACAGCAATTGCTTGAAAAATTACAACTCATTAATGAGATGACTAAAAGAAGTGTCGCTCCAGCAGCGGCTGTAGTTGCAACTCCTGGTCAAAAGAATAAAATTAAACCAAAGCCATGGCAAGATGCAGAAAAGCGCATCAAGTCGTCAATGAAAAAAATAGGACATGAGCAATGTGCAGAACAAGGTGGTTGTGGCCACCAAGTCGATGCAATGATTCACGGTGTTGGTGTTAGCATTGGTCACGGTCATGAGTTTAGTGGAAAAGATGTTGGTCAAGGAACACTGAAATTTGTACCAGATGGTCTTGGAGGCAGAAAATGGACTCATTCTGCAACTTCAACTGCATTACAAAGACATATAGAAAAGAAACAATTTACATCAGGCGCTGTTGGTGGTCTTGGTGGAGCAGAAAAGACGATCTCGCGTAAACCAACTCATTTACTCGACATAATGACTAAACATTATGGAACAACTCTAGAAGCACCAAAGAAACCAATAAAATCTGGCAGAGAAATGAAGCATCTAAACGATGAAGCATATCACATTCATACAGGTGGAGAAATGTATCTTCCGATGGATGGAACAATATTAGCAGATCATCACAAAGAACATCATGGTTCTATGTACCATATACAGCATGTAACTGTCTCCGGCAAGAATGGCAAATCATCAAATCGAGCTCATTTGTATAGAACATCCGAAGAAAATCCATTGAATATTCTTGATAAACAAGGAAATGCTCCACCAATTCTTGGTCAAGGATTGAAAGTATCTTTAAGAATAAGAGCAAAAGATTCTGTTAGACAGAAAGCAACTGGATTCTATAACAGAAGAGCCGTAACTGCTATTAAAGTTCATGGCAAAGTCAAAGACAGTCCATCAACTATAGATATGTTGAGACCACATCATACAATACATTCTACTTCTGGAATATTTACAGATTCTGTTAATAAAATCAAAGCAAAGAAACATGAAATCTGATATTGAAGATCACATAAAAGAAATACGAGCAGCACTTGCAAGAGAAGATGCAAGAAGTAAACCCACTAACACATCACCATCACCATCTGATATACTAATTGCTGCAAGAGAGATGATGAAAAGAGTAAAAGGAAAAAACAAATGAACTGGGTAAAAACAATATCAGAATCATATGCTAAACAAGCATTGTTTGAGCAATGGGCAAACAGTAACACTTCTAGTATCGTTGAAGCCATTTGCAGATACGAAGAAGCACATGATGTTGAATTAACTGAAAAAGAAATTGCAGTTGTTCTTGAAAGCGTTCTCACGGAATCTTATAAATGAAGTCATTTGGTCAATTTTCAGAATCTAATGAACCGGATGTGCCAGAATTTTACAAAAGAGTAAAGACTAGGCACCAATATCCTGTTGATAAGGATGCATATACTGAAATTGGTCATCAGGCATATACTGGTGGTATTGGTTCTAGTACAAACACAGAACTCTGGGTACACCACGATGATACTATCAAAAGAAAAAAAATACCAGAGTGGAGACCAAAAGCCACACATGGCGATATGTTTGGCATGGATGAATTACATTACCCAGAAGGCGGCCCCAGAAGACCTTCTGGTAGAGTCGATCATGATCTTAAAGCCATCTCTTTAACATACGATAACAAGACTCCACCATCACATATATCTGGCATAGTTCAAAAATTACGCAAAGCACATCCAGATTATGTGATCAAAGATTATGAAAGAAATGAAATTGTCAATGAGAGTTTAAAGAAAGATATCGCAAAGGTATTGGGCACTGCTGCTGTTGCAGGAGCTGTGGCATTTGGTGGTGGTAAAGCAGTTAAGAATATGTTTCCAAAGAAACCAGAAGTTCATATAGCACAAGTAAATGCAGCAGCACCACAAATCAAAAAACCAAAAGCATCATTGATTATTCCTAAAGATGTTCAATCAAAGATGCCTGAAGTAAAAACAAAAGAACCGCCTGGACATAAAGAATTTCACGCTAGATTGCAACAACACTTTGGCGAAGAATACCCAATCATAATGGCTGCTGCAGAGCGAAATGGTATAAAGGCAACAGATCACGACCATATAGCTACATTGTTTGGTATTCGTAAAGCAGAGAATGGCAAATCTGGAAAAGAATTTGGAGTCCTTGCACCAAAAGCTTTAGGCAAAAAAGGTGAAGGAAAAGAAACCACTCTGGATAGACAAGCCGGATGGGCTGCAGCCACTGTAATGAGCAAATATCGTTCACATATATCATCTGGTGGCAAACCAGAAGATTTTATTCCATATCTTGCAAGCAAATATGCACCAGCTGGAGCCAGTAATGATCCAACTGGCTTGAATAAGAACTGGACAAAAAATGTATCTGGTTGGAGAGATGTGTTTCATGGAAAAAAAGATAAGATAACTGAAGCAAAAAAACATCTCCATGTATTTGATTTTGATGATACATTAGCACATACAAATTCAAAAGTCAAAGTTACTGATACTCGTAATGGTGAAATTACATATTTAACTCCGGCTGAATATGCAAAGTTTACACCAGAGAAGCATCATCAAATGGATTATACAGATTTTCATAATGTTGTAGATCCAGTACCAGTTACCGGATTAGATAGAGCAGCAAGAAATGCTTCTAGAAAAGGCAGAGATGTAGCAGTGCTTACTGCAAGACCTGCCAAATCCGAAGATGCGATTCGCAAGTATTTAAAGACTCGTGGAGTGCGCGGCAAGCGTTTGAAAATAATGGCAGTTGGTTCTTCTGATCCAAATGCAAAAAGAAATGCACTCGGTACTCATATTGCTGGTAAGAATTATAAAAAAGTTGAGTTCAGTGATGATCATGCTCCAAATGTAGATGCGGTTGGTGAGTTACAACAATCACATCCAAACACAAAATTCAGATTGAGAACAGTCAAAATCAAAGAAGAAACAAAGCCAAAGATACTCACTCGTCTTACAAATCAATTGAGATCAAAAGGTGTTTCTGGTGCAGCAAATGTAGCAATAGGTAAATTGCGCCAATTTGGCATATTACAGCAAGACTCGCTTGCATTAACAGATAAAGGTGAAACTCGTAATAGTATGACACCGGGAGAGAGAGCCAAAGATAGGGCAAGCAAGAAATCTGGAAATTCTCCTTCAAAATATACATATAATAAGCAAACTAACACAGCCAAATTAAAGGACTAGCATGACAAACGACTCAGATTGGATCAAAGAAGTATCGAAGACTTACCTTGAAGCAAATGGTAATCCAGGATTGCCAACTGCAGCCGCTCTTGCTGGAAAGAAACCTTCTTATGTTGGCAAGTACAAGCGTCAAGAATCATCTACTTGCAAAGATTGTGGCGAATCAATTGATCCTAACGATACTGAAGGATCTGGACATTGCAAGGATTGTGAAGAGGAATTGAAAGCTGACATGAAAGCTAGTATACAAAAAGAAGAAACTGACGGTGCGGACGAAGATATAACAGAAGCCAATGCTGCAAAAGCTGGTCGTGCTTTGGGTGCATATGCAAAGGCTTTACAAGCATCTACTGGTGGTATGCCGGATGGTTTATCACAAGAACAACAAGACGAATTAACTTACAAACGACTAGGAGCAGCAGGGAAAGCAAGGCATGCCCTTGATAAACTCAAAGTCAATAGAGCAAGAAGAGGATTGCCTTTTGACGGAGCCGCTGTATATGATGCTGCAATACACAGAAACAAGAAACCAGTTGTTGCAGAAGAATATTCAGATGTGTTGGATTGCTTGACAGAAGATCAGCATGATGTTTTTACAATTTCTTTTATTGACGATCTTATCGAAACATATTCGTTTGAAGAGATTGAACTACTCACCGAAGAACAATTAGAAGAAGGTATTCTTAATAAAATTAAGGCATATGCTGGTGGTGCTAAGGCTGCTGTGCGTTCTGCAAAAGGTATTGGTGATTTTGTTGCCAAGACAAAGAAATATGGTAAAGATAGAGAAACACGACTCGATAAAAAAGATGCAATGGCAGAGAATGAAAAAGAATTGGCAACTTCACGCGCCGGTCGTCGTGCGGATGGTACAAGAAAAGCAACAACTGCAGAATTACATGCTCTAGTTAATAAATTAGAAAAATCTAAAGGATCTACCAATAAAGCAATACTTGCAAAAGCAAAAGAAACTCTTGAGAAAAATGCAACATCTTCTGCTGGCAAGGGCATTGGCGGTGCAGTTGCAAAGGTTCGTGGATTGCTTGGTAACAAAGAAGCAATGCAAAAAAGAATTGCATCTAAAGCAAAGGAATCTGCAGCCAAATCTAGCAAAGTAAAGGTTGATGCAAAATCAACTGTAGTTAAAGCCAGAGGTGGATATAAGAAAACCACAATACAGAAGATACAAGCGTTGCGCGCTGCTGGTAAAGGAAATTCAGCAGAAATAAAGAAACTACAAGCAACATTACCCAAAAACAAAAAGAAGTAAAAGAAACCCCCAGCAATGGGGGTTTTTTAATAGATAAATACTTTTAAATGGAGTATCATATGGATCGAGCACAGATATTATCAAAAGTTAAAAAGATACTGGAACGACATGGCGTTAAACGCAAGTTGATGGGTGATCAAAAACTGAATTCTGTTGCTATGGCAAGTAAACTTATAACGACTATAATTCCAACGGGAACCATGAGATCAGTAAACGAGGAAGCAGTTATTAAACAATATTCTGTGCAAGCTGTTGGTAGAAAAAGAAATACAATGATGAATGCGATGCAATTAAATGATGCTGAGTTTATGAATTGGGTACAAGATAGATTGTATCGTTTGGCTTTTGATAATGAGAAGCCTGTTTCTTCTTTTACTGTTAAAGATTTAATGAGCGGATTGCAACGATGGGAGAATCTGTTTTCCACCCAAGATAAAGAATGGGGCACATACAGAGATCCATTTATGAAGTATAAAGATCGCTTCATCAAAGCTGCCAGTGTTATTATGAATACTGGCGAAGCCTCAGGATCTCTAAATGATCCCCCATCAAAAGCTGCCCCGAACAATGTTGATGGTGCTCCATCAAGTCCAACCATGTTGAAATTTCAAGCATCCGGTGGACCAAATGCAAAAGAACAAGGTGGAAGCGCCCCTACTCGCGGTGGTGGTGGAGGTGGTAAGGCTGCACCTGCTAAGTCTAGTCAACAGGCATACGGTCGTGCAGAATATCTACAATACTTTCAACAGTTACTTTCTATGGAAGATAAAGAATTTGCAGAGTTTGTACAAGATAAGATTCTAAGTTCAGAAAAAGATCCATCAGCAGTAAACAAAAAGATGGTAAAGAAACTATTAGATTCTGACGAAAAAGAAGTAGACAAGGTGTTTGCAAAAGAAACTAAGGATATGAATAAACTATACAAGAAATACTCAAAGAGATTTCTATCTACAGTAGATGCAATGTTAAGCTCACAGGAGTAATATATGATGGATAAAGAAGTTTTGTTGTTAAATGCTTCCGAAGAAGTACTTGGAGTGATTGATTGGATCAAAGCGGTTAAGTTGGTTATTGCTGGTAAAGCAATCAAACCATACAATTATGAAGATTATCACGAAATCAAGACTACCAGTGGAGTATTAAAACTCCCAACAGTTATTGTATTGGTTGAGTATGTTCGCATTCCATTCCGTAAATGTAAGATGACTAAAAAGAATTTATACATTCGAGATGGTGGTGTGTGTCAGTATTGTTCTAAAAAGCTCACAAAAACCCTATTCACAATGGATCATGTGCTGCCAAAAAGCCGTGGTGGTAAGAATACATGGGAAAATATGGTTTCTTGCTGCAAGCCCTGCAATGTAAGAAAGAAGAATAGAACACCATCAGAAGCAAATATGAAACTATTGGCTGTTCCTGCTCCCCCAAATAAGGACTTTATTCTGATTAAAGTATATGATAATGGACACAATCAACTTTGGGAAAGGTGGATTAGTATAAATAATGAGTAACTTCAAGGAGAAATACACAAAATGAGATTTTCAAATCCACCAGCATACACAATTACAGGTTCACTTACTACAGGCGTTGAGTTAAATTCCAGAGCAATCATGTTCACAAATGGTCTTGATGCAGGAGCCACAACTTCAATAACTGCAGAAGTTTGGATCACACAGAATGCAGGAGTAAGAGATACTACAGAATATGGTGATTATACCGGCAGAACATATAAGACTGTAACATTTACTGTAAATGTTCGACAGCACGAGACTCTAGTACTCCCTCTTGCTTTAAAGAAAGTAACTTCTTTGACACTTGGGTCTGGAATAACTGCTTATGTACTTGTTTGATTTTTCACAATTTCTCTTAGAACAAACTGACGAAGCTCCGGGTGCAAACATACATCTGGAACATGCGGAGGATGCTATGTTTGACGAAGGACATGCCGGTGGCAAGTCTGGGGCACATTACATACATTCATTAGCAAATGGTTTGCGTGGTAAGCATGGACCAGATTTTAAAGTAACTACCAAATATGATGGTGCTCCTGCAGTAATATTTGGTATGCATCCCAAGACAGGCAAGTTCTTTGTTGGAACAAAATCTGTATTCGCAAAGACTCCAAAGATTAATTACTCACACAGAGACATAGAAAAACATCATGGAGATTCTCCTGGCTTAGTCACAAAGCTGAAAGCAGCATATACACATTTAAAGAAGCTGAATGTTCCGCACGGTGAGGTGTATCAAGGAGATATGATGTATACTCCAGAGGATCTCAAGTCTGAAAATATTGATGGTAAAGAACACATTTCATTTACACCAAACACATTAACATATGCTGTGCCACATGGCACAGATGATGCTAAGAAGATTGCAAGATCTAAAATGGGTATCATAGTTCATACTGGTTACAAAAACTTTGGTGCTAAGGATCAATCAGTAGAATTTTCACCAGAGATCTCACATTTTCAATCTCACCCAGATGTATGGCATAAAGACGCACAAATGAGCAAACCAGAAGGAGAAGAAAAACTTCTATCTGCTGGAGATCATAAGAAAATCGTAGAGCATTTAAAACTTGCACATGAACATATGGACAACAGTGCTGACTTCTTGGATTCTACTACAAAACATCCAACACTTAGACCTATCTTGAAAATGTTTGTAAATGACAATGTTAAACGAGGCATTGACAAGCCGACTAAAGAACATCTTGTCGATTTTATAACTAAAAGACATACAGCAGAAGCCGATAAGTTAAAAACACAAACCGGCAAAGATAAAGTACATGCTAGAAGAGTGGAACTTATTAATCATGTTCTTCAAAATAGCGATCATATTCATAATACCTTGACTGCTCATCACAACATTGCAAAAGCAAAGTCGTTGTTGATAGATGGATTAAAGAAGACTAAAGGAATTGCAACATACTCTAAGACTTCGAAGGTGGATCCTCATACTGGTGCAGAGTCAATTCATCATGAAGCAGTAGAACCAGAGGGATTTGTTATGGTTGACAGTAGTACTGGAAGGGCTCTTAAAGCAGTCAAAAGAGAACAATTCTCTCGTATGAATTTCGAAAAAGGTAAGATGGGTGCCATGAAACGATCAAATCCAGGAGAAGCACAATGATTACTAATGGATGTGGATGTGGTGGTCCGAGACAGCCTGCAAGACCAACCCCAAGACCGAAACCGAATACAGGAAAACCAAAATAATGTTGAAAACTAAATTAATGAAAATATTTAAAGGATTGTTTGGTGGTACATTCATCAAGAAAGATGGTAAGGTTTATTGGCTTAAAGATAAAGTCAATACCTTAGTCACATCAGCATTTCTATTACTCCATATCAAGTCCAAGAAATCCCCAGCAGTTGAATCTACATTAGAATTAGATGATCTTGTTTTGTTGGAGGAAGTAGAAGCCCCAGTAGTCAAGAAAGTGTCAAAAAGAAGAGCAAAAAAGAATGATAAACCTTCAGAAAATTCGTAATCTTCTCATAGAAGCAAAGAATCCTGGCAGGGCATTCTTGGTTACTGGTGCATTTGGTCCATATACCAAAGCACACGAAGAGATGGCTAGAATGGCAGCAAATCATGCTGCTACAACTGGACACACGCACTTCTATCATGGTATTGGTACAACTGAATTAAAACCAGACGCACCACTCACACATGAACAAAAGACTGATATCGTTTCGGGTTCTCATGCACATATTGCTGCAAATATGCCAAAAGAACATCAGGGTAAGTTGAAATTTGGTATTGTCCCAAAAGCTAGTTCGATGACACCGTTTCACCAAATAAGTCATATGATATCAAAGGGACACAAAGACATAACTGTTGCTGTTGGTTCTGATCAAATGGGACCTAATGGAATCAAAGGACATTTAGAGAAACACTTAGAAAGATATGGTGGCTTTGTCGGGGAAGATAAAAAAGTCCACAAGGTTGATATCAACTTCCATCAAATGGGTGGAACAAGAAACGAGGGTGCAATAGATAGAAAGACTCTTCTAAAGGGTATCAATTTAGGCGACATATCAGCAATAAAGGCTGGTAGATTACGCGATGCCGTTTCTTCTGGTGATGAGGAAGTTGCACATTCCATGATGCCAACATCTGTTAAGAATAAGAAGGCATATTTCAAATTAATTAAGACTCAGCTCGATGCTTCCCACAAGAAGATTGCTGATGATAAAGCGGCAAAAGAAGTGGCCAAAGCAGAAAAGAAAGCAGCCAAAGCTGCTGCTAAACCAGTCAAGCCAACCAAAAAGAAAACAGTCAAAGAGTCTTATCTTCAGATTCTATCTTTCTTACAGGAAGCAAAAGATGCTACTAGAAAGAAAAGAGATCATAAGATGTATGGATGGGACAAAGAGCGTCCATCTGCAAAGCAATTGGCTAATAGAAAAAAGAAAGATAAGCGGACGGTTGCAAGACGAAAAGCAAATGCATCTGGCAGAACCCGCAAGGGGGACAGTTCAGTCGAGCTGGATCACAAAAACGGTAATGCTAATGATAACAGTCCAAAGAATCTGAGAGTGGTTTCTACACACACAAACCGCTCTCGTAACAACAACAAATGGCGTAAAGCATAAATAAGAGTAATATGGATTTTTTCAAATTACAACATCTCATCAAAGAATCAACCGCAGCATGGACTCGCAAAGAAGGCAAGAATCCAGAAGGTGGTTTGAACAAGAAGGGTGTTGCTTCTTATAGAAGAGAAAACCCAGGATCAAAACTACAAACTGCAGTAACTACAGAACCATCTAAGTTGAAGCCAGGATCAAAAGCAGCAAAGCGTCGAAAGTCGTTCTGTGCGCGAATGGGTGGAATGCCTGGCCCAATGAAAGATGAAAAAGGTAGACCAACAAGAAAAGCATTATCTTTAAGAAAGTGGAATTGCTAATATGAAATTCAAAGAACTAAGAAGACTGATTGAACAATACGACATTTTAGAGGGCCACGGAATGGTTGTTCCTGGCTACAATAGTCAACAAGCCGCTGACGGCAGTGTTGGATTGCACGATCTTTCAGAACCAGAAATGTTAGAAAGAATCAACGCATTTGTTCAGCCATTTCTTTCTAATGTTCCTTCCGCTGGTATGTTAGATCCAAGACAAAAATTGATACAGCTTCGTGTTGAACTGAACAAGATTGGTTTAGATTTCAAATATGATGGCAAGAAATATCCAACATCAGAACATATGGAATTCAAGTTAACTCAATTCGGTGGTCGTACTGGTGTTGATGAAAAGGGCACCAAGTTGGATGACGATGGATTAACACACAAATTAGGACATGGTCTTAAATTAGTGATAGATATGAATCATCCAGAGGGAGTTGGTCAACACACACTTGAGGGCAAGATTGTTGCTGGAGATGCTGGCGAAACTACTACCTATGAGGGTGGATCTGAAGCTGCTTCGACATTTAAAAAATAAAGGTCTATTGAATGGAAATGTTAATTATGGATTTTTATAAATTAGATGATGATAATTTCTTGATGTTTGCCATGAAAAACTATGACAATCCTCAATGCAAAAACATTGAAGAGTTTCATGAGGACATGAATAGAATCAAGTACCTGAAGAGATTGTTTAGAAAATACAAGACTTCTGGTGTGCTAAGAGAACGATTGATATTGAATCATTTGATTATATTTTGTAATGTTTTTGGTGTGGAGGCAGCAGCTCGTTTGTTGTTTTCACGAATAGAGGAAGATCTACATCTGTATTTGAAAACCTTTCTAGTGTACTTAAACACATTACCCGAAAGCATACCTGATATAGATTTGATTGCAATTCCTCTTGACAGAAGAATCATAACTAAACTTCGCGAGATCGTATGAACTCAAAACCAGTATATCTTCTAGAAGACATTCGAGATTGGTTCAAAATGAACGAGTCTGCAAAAGCTCCACCCGATAAAAAGGAAATGAAGCAGATTGTTGATTATCTCAAGGGATCTATTCACAACCCAAATAGATTCTATTATCTTCTGTTGTTATCTGGCATGAATGGTTCAAAAGCCAATAGTTTGATGTACGATGTGAAGCATCCATTTTTGCGTACCAGTAATCTGATATATCGCAAAAGAATGTTGGGACTGCTGAAAAACATAATCGATGCAATAACACACGATCAATTGTTGTATAATCGCGTTCGTTCGATGGCATATAGCGGCAATCTGAAATTACAAGAAGAAGTCACTGCTGGTGGAGGTAGTGGACAATCGGGTGGCATGGTTGGTGGAACTGGTGAAACCACTATTGGTACCACCCCATCTCCATACGACTTTGACATTGCTGGGGTTAGACCTGTGCCAGATGCACAGAATGTTGTACCTCCAACAAAGAAAAACAAAAAACGATTAGCAAAACAATATCTTGAATTTGCAAAATTGAACAGGAGACACTGATGATTTCTACAGAATTAATAAGTTTAATTGGTGGTGGCTTTGTAGGATTTCTATTCAGATACTTGGCACAAAAGAGTCAAGATCAAAAAGACATATTCGACCGTTTAATCACTGCTAATAAACAAACAACAGACAATCAAGACAAGGCTGCTTTAAGAGTTCCTATTGATACTGGTAGAGTTGTCCGTCAAATAATTGTACTAACAGTTTTATTTGGTGCATTTGCTGCACCATTCATTTTACCATTCTTCGGTGTCCCCACATTCGTAGAAGTTGATGCAACTACCCCAGAAGGATTGTTTGGCATAGTTCCACAATCTACTAGAAAGTTCTTTGTAGAGATAAATGGATTCTTGTGGGCATCAGAAAACAGACAAGTTCTACTGAGTATTATTGGATTCTACTTTGGAACATCTGCAGCTTCTACCAACAAACAATAAGGAAACATAATATGAAATACTTTTTACTTTTAATTTCTATGATTGTTGCTGGGTGTAACACATCTCCTATTATCATTCCAGATACAAGCGGAGATAATGTTGTTATGTTGCAGTTAAAGGATCAAATCTTACAACCAGGCGGAGTAAAAGCCAGCTATGGTTGGGTGTTTTGGTATGTGCCAATAGTCATAATAGCATCATTCTGGGCATATAGAGAATTTGTTCGTAGACCACTTTTATGCGAAGAAGACGGTAAGCTAAAAGACGAACCAAAGACACCACCTTCAGTCTGATAGTTTGCTGTGTAGCATTTTACAAATATAATAACAATCGACTATATCTGACACCGGGCTTGAAACATCTTTCTTGTCCGGTGTTATTAATTCTTTCAGCCGCATATTGTTCTCTAGGGAGAAAGCATCATGCATTCCCTCTTTATCTGAATTTCCCTTGCCAGTGGCAAATTTCTTGACTTCACTTGGAGTCAATATGGTAAGAGGAATACCTCTTTGGTAGATCTTATATTTCAATACTCCGGTGTTCTCCGCGATGTGGAAGACTTTACCCTTGGCACCGTAGGCATACCCCTCCAGAGCGATTGCTGAGCATCCTAGAAGCACTTCGATAGCCCAATCTGCGATTGTTTCATATCTTTCGATATCACAATCCCAGTCTAAAAAGGTTTCCCCTATTATATTAGTTAAATGGCTCTTGGCGTACTTTTTGGTGTCTGTTAGGAAGTAAAATGTACACTTGCTGAAAGCGAACTTCCCTTCTCCGGAGAAGACACATATTGCAGGCCCAGTCAAAGAATAATCGATACCAGCTATTATCATACATCTTATCTATTCTCCCCAATTACGATGTCAATCCATTCTTGATATAAAAATATATGAGTAGCTGAATTTTCGAATGGCTGTGTGCCATACAATCCAAAAGACGATATGATGCCACATAAATTACCACCAGCCTCAAATACTGCACCACCAGAATCACCAAACCAAATAGTTCCAGATATTGGTAAAAACTTCATGTTAGTGGGATCTTCTACTACTGTTCCGTAATAGAAAAATGTTCCGGGATTGCTTTTCTTCTTTACACAAAAACTATAACCGACTGTAGTAATTGCTTCTAATCGGGTAAGATCTAGATATGATCCAACAATTGCCGGGGTTTCCGTACAATCTGTTTCCAGTATTAAAACACCAATGTCATTAGATGTTGATCGTTTATTGTATGCTGGACATGGGATTGCTTTCTTAATCTTCACTCGCTCACACATATTAGTTTCAAACCAATATGGAGCATCTCCATCAATACAATGTGCTGCAGTTAATGCAACATTAGAAGAGATGAGAACGCAACTCCCAATAAGTTCTCCATTCTCTCGTAATACTTTCCCCACACAACCAAATGAATCATGTTCTCCTTCTTGTATGACTTCGAAGTTCCGGGAAATGCAGCCGGGAAGTTCTTGATCAGGAGTAGTTTCGATCACTTCGGATCGAGTTCCATCTGATTGTGTGGAGGATGATGCGGGGGCTATACCTTTGCAGGCGTTTATCGTCGCAATAAAGGTTGCTAGGAAAATCGCTAGACCCTTGCTCATACACTATTATTTATATTGGCTGGCTAAATAAAAATCCCGATTTTTATCGGGATTCTTATATTCACTTAATCTTTTTGGGGTTTACTTGTTTGGGGGGAGACAACAGAGACAATCTAGTTTCGATGCTGTTGCTCAAGTCACTTAATGCAGCCCATACTGCTTGATCATTCTCATCGATTTGACTACGAACACTTTGAATATCTTGTTCAATATCTCTTCGCATATTTATTTCTCTAGTATCTTCTCGTTCGCTAAAGAGTTGTTTCTTATATGATCGGTTTTTCAATTCCGATAAAATATAAAGAACAGTCATAATACAAAACGAAACGATCAAAATCCAAACACATTGCACTGGTGTAAACATAGTATCTCCTTTATCTTGTTGTTAAATCTACAATTTCACATGAATTTGCACTACAGGCATAGATTTGTGTTCCCGTAGTAGTATCTTCTTTCTCATACAACTTCAGTTGAGACCAATCTATATCTTTTGGCATTTTACTCAACATGACTTCATATTCTTCCTTGGTGCAATCCTGATATGGTGCTTGACGATACGAATGATCACTATGTGGCAAGAAAGAAATACCACTGATCTCATCGAAGTGCTTGTACACCCATGCACCAACTTCCATCCATTCGTGTTCCTTCACGCTAATTGTCACAGATGGCTTGTGTTCGCACCAGAAATTCTGATATGTTAACCACAGTTCCAAATGTGCAATTGCACTCAAACCATCTCTTGTAATAGAACCCACTGCTTTCATTGGGAATGCGAACACCATAACCGAATCTGGTTTCATTACACACTTTTCGTGTGGGAACCCCAACTCAATCATCATATTGCAAAGCGGATCTTTTTGATCTGCACGGACAGTACGAATGTAGTATTCTGCATGACGAGCATGAATACCTGATGCTGCATCGACCAACTGTGAAACTGTGCCACTTGGTTTTACACAAGTAATTGCTGCAGCAGGATTGATTCCAAGTCTCTTTGCCCATTCTTTATTAACAGCAATGGCAGTTTTTCTTAGATCGTATAGTAAAGCTTCTAGAGCAGCTCCTTTATCATAGGTCAACTTGTTGTCTAGTATGCCAGTCAGAGACACACCCAACAGAGCCTCTTCTTCGCAATTCTTTTTCCATTCACTAGAGAGGTATGGGAAATTGGTAAGTGATGCTTGCCAAGTTCCAAGAATACTAGCAAGACGAATCTTTCTTAATAGACTGTCTTTGGTATCATCACTTCTGATGATGACTTCTGTTAGATTGCAAAACTGACGATCACGAAGAATGATTTCCGAACATGGATTAGTACCAAATTCGTATGTTGCATCTCTACGATCACCAAGTTTCTCTACAGTCTTTTTAGCAGCATCGCGATTAAACAAACCACGCTCACCACTCTTAGACTTGTAAAGAGACAACCATTCTTCCATGAACATACCAATTTCTGGTCGTTCTGTATACACAGCAGAATTGTTTGCTAGTGCTCGTTGTGGATTTGCTTCCCACCATGCACCTGTCTTGGAGTCGCGCATACGGTCATCCGCGAGATTCGATAAGCTAATAAGAGCAGATCTACGGACTCCTCCGACAACGACAATCTCCGCAATTTTACAGACAATATCATGGCATTCGAGTGAGGTGAGTTTCCGCCCAGCCGCTCTCTTAAAAGTATCACTGGTGAAACGGAAAAGATCTTCGAGAGGCTTAGGTCCACTGGCTCTTCCACCAAAAGTCTTGAGCCGTGCGCCAGAAGGTCGTACTTTAGATACATCCCATTTTGGTAATTGACCTCCAATGAGTAGGGATACAAGTTCTTTATACGATTTAGCCCAACCAGCCTTACTGTCCTGTACAATGATTGTAGTATCTGACTGAGTGAATTCTTCAGCGATTGTAGGCAACTTATCAACATATTGCTTTTCCACACTGAAACCAACACCAGTACCGCACATAAGAATATATAAAATTTCATCAAATGCCCTCACACGATTAATTGCCAAATATGAACAGTTATAGCCGGCTGTGTGATCTCTTTCGAGTGCTTCTCCAGCAGTCATCAAAGATCTCATGCTTGGCATAATTTCAAGATTGAGAACAGCGGTTTTTAACTCTTCGCGTTCTTCTTTTGTTAGTTTTACTTTTTGATCCTTCAGGTGACTATCGAAGAATTTAAAATATCTCTCGACAGTTTCTTCCCAAGTTTCTCTACGATTCTCCTCCTCCAACCAACGGGAGTAACGGGAAAGGTGAATAAAATCTTGATAAAGTGTTGGTAATTTCATTAATATACATCTCCTAGAGTGACATTATATCACTGTGTGTTTGTGTGTCAAGTACGATATTTAGTTGTTAGAAAGCTCCGCCGTCAAGAAAACTTGAATTTTTCCATTCGCTTCCATCATATTTTAATACTTCATTTGAATCTGGCGCTGTTATGATAACATCGTTTAGATCATTTAAAGATAAAGTACTTCCATTTCCTGGAAGAGCAATCCAAGCAACACTATTCCACCGCCAAGTAATATTCCCTATGGTGTGGGTGTCGTTTATTGCTGGATCATTTGGAAAGTTACTAGGCATTTATTAATATTTAGCGTTATTAATTTGTTTTATTTAAGTTTAAAATGATGGAAAGTCATATAGTAAAATTTGATGCCATGTGTTAATATTTATGATAGATTTTAAACATCATCCAATGCTGATTCGTTCAGGCAAAGCCAATCTCAACTCAAACCAAGACCCGTCTGGTTCTAACTTAGATACAGTTCCAATCTCTTGTATTGGCATATCAAGAAAAAAGTATGCGCTATAGAAAATGATATCATCCATATTATGCCTGTGTAAGAAGTGCGCGAACGGTTACTCCACTATATCCAAAACTAGTTGCTGTGTAGCGAATATAATTTCCTACCGTATCCTGTGCCGCATTCCAAGAACTCCAATTAGTTCCATCTGTCGAATACTGCCATGTACCGTAGGAGGACA